ACAATATTTCCATCTTTGTCTGTACCTTTTACAATAGGACCAGCATAAGAAGGGTCTGGTAATGGATTCCAAATAGAGTAATTTTCTACTGCCCAGTCTAAACCTGCAGCAAACCATACACCATACTGAACATCACCTTTAGCACCGTTCATAGAAGTTATACGCATATCATCGTGATAGTCTTGTGATTGATACTTTTGATTTATCTGTTCCCAAATCTCTGCTTCTTTTTTAACAGACTGTTCATAAATAGCAGATTGCAGTTCTTGCACATCATTATCTTCAGCAGTCTTACCTAACTGTGTTAATCCTACAATTGTTGATTTAGGTAGATTATCTAACTCTATAATGTTTTGTGTTAAAGCATTAGCAAAATTAGGATTGTCGTTAAACATTTGGACATTGTCTTTAAACAGTTTATTCTGTTTTTCTTTGAGTGTTAGAAATTCTTCCTCAAATATCGGGTCAGGAAATATAATCATTAATTGCCTGAATTAAGTAACTCTGCAATTGCAGGATGAGGATTTACTTGATACAGAGCAGCTAATAATACATTTACACTAGGTACTTCTTCTATTGGCATACTTCCCATACCTATTGGTACACCTTCTGTTATTGGTTCGTTAGGTCTTTCAGTACCTGCAAAGACATCTGGTCTCATAGGTCCAGTAGGTATTTGACCTCCTAGGGATGGACCATTCTGCGCAGGTAAAGGAGCAGCAGCTTGTTGGGCTGATAAAGACGATTGTTCACCATATGCAACTCCAGGTATTCTTCTTATAGGTTGTGTAGAACTACCTGGACCACCATCAGTCCTTTGTGATAATGCACCTGGACCACTTACAGCAGCAGGTTTACGAGGTTCTCTTAAGCCACCTCTAGTACGATTCTTTGCCATTATAGAACTCCTTTGTTATCAATATAATAATACCTGGTGATGGAGTTATGATTTCAGTTACATTTTCTGAAAGTATATCTAATTCGTCAGACACACCATATTCCTGATATATCATATCCCAAAATTCATTTTCTACAAATTCCATTACATGCCAAAAGCTTGTGATAATGATGGAGGTTGTCCACCTTGCATTTGTGCCATTTGTTGTTGTTGTATCAAAGCCATTTGCTCTGGTGTCATTTGTGGTTCTTCAGGAGTATAGAACTGTCTTAATATTTCTAATACATCTCCTGGGTTTTCGTATATAGCTATTGCAGCCATTGTAGCTTGTGGGTCTCCTTGCGATGACCTAGCAAGTATTGAATCATATAAAACAGTTTCTGCTTTATTTTTTCTAATACGTTCTTGTACTTTAGCTACATTCTCCAAACCATCAATATTGTCTTGTAGTGTTTCTATGTCTATAACACCTGCTTGTAACAATTGCAATCCAGTAACTATTTTTTGTGGCTCATCAAATCCTGCCATAACACCATAGATACGTCTTGTTCTATAGTCTCCACCAATATCTATTAGCGGTTGATAGTTTTCAGAAAAAGCAGTACCGTTTAAATAACCTGCAATAGGTTTTTTACTGATACCTGTTTGATAAGACATGATTGTATCCATCTCTAATCTTTTTGCATCCATCTCTGTTAAACCAACTTTTATTAATTCTCTGTATTCGTTAATCATTAATGACATTGTTGAGTTAAGTTCTGATAATCCTGCACCAGTAACAAAAGAGTTTGGTGACTGTGAGTCATCAGTAACTGGATAACCACCAACCATACGTAATTGTCGTTCTAATCTATCTACTTGTTGGAACAACTGATACGGCATATTGTTTTGTGGTTTAGAAACTTGTGTACCAGGAGCTAGATAGTTTACTGCAAATCTTCCTTTTCTATATTGTCCAGATTCTATCTCACCTGATATGTTAGTTTCTGTAAAAACACTGTCTTCCATAGCAATAGCTGACATAATGTTAATCTTTGCCATCATTGCCATAAGACCAATTACATGGTCATACTGACCTTTAAGTTGGTCAAAGGAAACTCTTTTAATAAATACAAATGGAGGTGTACTTAATGTATTAGGTATAAAATCTAATATTAAGTTTCTTTCAGGAAATATAATGTATGTTCCACCTTGGTCATAATACTCAATAATCCTGACACCTTGTGAAGTGTTATCTTCCCATTGTTGTTCTCTGTTAGTATCATAAGACATAAACGGTGTTGCATAGTCTTGATACTCTTGACCTGTATCATCTTCATCATCTTGTTTTAAAATCTCTTTAGCAAACTCTGGATAGATTTGAGCTAGCTTATATCTAGGTACTCTACGTACAACAGCTAACTCTCTTGGTTTTTGGTCAGGTCCAAAGTTTCCTGGGAATGTATCGTAAGGGTCTCTTAGTTCTGCAGATGGATAAAAATAACCATTAGAATCTCGTTTCGTTGTTATAACCCATGCACAAAAACCATAACCTGGTAACCACCTAGATGCTTGTGCTAACTGTAAATTAAGATTTTGTTTCTCATCATAGCTAGTAACAATACGTTCTAGTTTTTCTGCACGATTCTTTGCTCTAGCTGAATCTACTTCGTTAGGTACATCTACTCGTACTTGAGGTACACCTGAAATCTTTTGTGCAAGTCGGTCAATACCTGACTGCAACATGTTAGGAGCTGGTAACAAATCAGCATCAGAGCTTTCCATTGTGTCACCTAATAATGCTTTAATGCCATCAGGTCCACCATTTAAAATAGCTTTAATTCTAGATTTACTAACTTGTCTATCTTGTACGTTTTTACCAGATGTTAAATTAGCTGCATTAGCTATAACTTCTTTGTAATTTTTTACGTCTATGTTTTCTATTCCCATGGTGCGTTATTCATCTCCGTCATTTTATAATCTCCATAACTTGGATTATAGTCTAAACCTATGTCAGCAGTATGTTCTTTTTGCATACGCCTAAAAACTTTCATCGGAAACCAACTAGCCATAACTATGTCAGTTTTCTCTTTGTTTCGTTTAGAAACAGGTTTTCCATCAAAGTATAACAGTTGTTGTCGATATTGCTGTACTTTTGCATTTGACACACCATCACCCACAGGTAAATGTATACGTCTATCTTCAAATAAGTCTGCCATAGCACCTACACCATATAGCGGGTCATGTTTGTTTTTACCAGTTAGGTGTCCTTGTACTGTAATACCAGTACGTAGTGTAAATTCTTTTATACTTGCATCTTGACGTATTGCAGATTGAAAACCGTTTTCTTCTACTATCCAATGTCTACAATCGTACTCGTGTAACCATACAGCCATTTGGTCAAGTGCAGCTCTAATACCTCCACCTTTTTTATTTTCTAAATCAACTAGGTATAACTCACCTTTGTATTGGTCTATACCCCATAATACTGCAGCTTGATAACCTGATGATGCAGGGTCAAGTCCAGCAACTAAATGTAAGTTTTGATATTTTTGTCCTAAAATTAAATCTGGCCGCATACATTGGTCAACAATATTCATTGTAAATATCTGCGTACCTTCTATGTATGCTTGGTTGTAATACACCATCTCGAATGTCTGCCTACCACCTGTAGACTCTGCAGAGTGCAACCTAGACATTAACCATTTAAAAGAACGTTTGTTTGCCCATAACATACAATCAATATGTTCTTTTTCATCATGTTCTGGTATGGTGCAATCTATTGCATGTGCAGTTTCTACAATGCTTGTAAAGTTATCTGATGCAAGTAGGTGATTATATAAATCATCAGGATGCTGTCTAGAGCCAATAACAACTACAGCAGTATGTTCCTCTTTCCTGGAAGATAATGTTGTAGTCCACCATTGTCTAGTACTTTCTCTTGCACCTGGTTGCATAGTAGTTTGATGGTCCTCAATGTCATCAGCAATAATAATATCGCAGTCACGAGATAAAATCTTTCCACCTTTACCTACAGCTACCATTGTTGGTGACTTAATACCTGCAACAGTTCGTGTACCTACAGTAAACTGATTCTGTGACCAGTTCTTACCAGAACGGTTATCTGGCTTAAAAGATGCACCTGGAGGACAATATGCCTCTCTTAGTTCTTCGTTCGTGTCAAGCACGTCTAGAACTGCGCTAAGTGCATTTTTAGCTATATCTTCGTTTCCACCTACCCACATGATACGGGTGTTAGGGTTTTTGCATATCTGGTACACAGCAAAATGTATTAACAATTCAGTCTTGCCATGTCTAGGGGGGCTTAATATTAAGAGTTCTTTACCGTTTTCTATACTATCAATAATGTTATTTATCCAGTTAGTATGAAAAGGCGCGGTGTCATACTCCTTACCTAATTCGGTTCGGAAGTATTTTTTACGGAAGGTAGCAAAATTTTCTAATGATTCCTTTGCATCTTCTGATAACTCCCAATCTTCGGCAGCTATAGCGTTTCTACTGTCTATCTTGTAGGCAGCGAGCATGCGACTAACGGTAGCTGAAGTGCAACCAAGGAGGGAAGCCGCGTTGGCTACCGTCATGTCGCCTGTTGCAACCTGGTCAGCTATTCCCTCACTTACGAAAGCTCGGTAATGCTGTCCTCGTCTAACTGAGGCGTAATCACCCTCGTCAGACTTACGTTCTATATTAATCGGTTTTACGCTAGCTTTCTTGTTATGTCGTGAATCTCTGGCGAACTGTCTCTTTTGGCACTTAGGGGAACAGAATTTTCTTTTTTTACCTGTTAAACTCTTCCTACAACCCTCTGCTATACATATAACATTGTGTGACATTTCGACCATAAAAACTATCTTTCTGTAGATGTTTGCGTAGTGCTAATTATATGTTATAGTCAAGTTAATTACAAACATCAAACACAAGTAATTTGTTACAGGTGAAGGTGCAATCGGGATGCGGAAAGCTGCTGACTGGCGAGACAGTACACTAGAAAGACAAAGGCAGTACCCAAGGACTTACAAAAAGGTTTGATTAGCTTCAATTAACACTAATGCCCGCTCATGCTCAAAAGCCTTATACTGACTGGGTTTCTACTGTACAGAATTACCAGCATATTCTTTTAGACATACGTATATATAGAAGAACGTCTAGATTGACATATGTAGGTCATATGACTATACAGATACAGTTATTTATAGCTAGTAGATACATAATTATCTGTACAGAGTAAGTCTGCTGTATCTGTATAGACATAAGTGTCCTACATATTACTGTATATAAATTAAAATACAGAGGTATGGTAGTTTAATACTGTGCCTTGATACTGTATGTAATTCATAGATAATATAGACCTATAATAAGTCCAGATATAAATCAAGGGACAGTGTCTTTAGACCATACATCTGTATTAACTCTCTCTCTCTCACCTTCCGAAACATCCCCTTAAGCAAGTGAAGGGGACGTTCCTCTTTATCTATTAAAAGAAAGGTATTTATGATATTAGATACACCTATGACTGCAGAGACAGTTGAAAAAGAAAATACTAAAGCCGAGGTAGTTGAGACTAAAGCTACTCCAAAAATGGCTATATGTAACAGTGATATCCATAATGGTGAGAGAGAGTTTAAAGTTGGCTTTAACTTTCGTGAGGCTACATCAGAGGCTATACCTAATACTAATCCAGTAGAATATAAACCTAGAGAAGTATGGTATAACAACCTATGTAAACCTTGTGGACAACAGTTACTTAAGGCTTATAAGTAATTTATATATACAGTATGTCTGGTACTCAATGTGCCAGGCATCTGTTTTTTTTATCTGGACGATAACTATTAATTAAAAACGTGATAAGGAGACACTATGAATGAAGTTATTTGTGGACATTGTGAACAAGATATTATGTCACTACGCGATAGATATTGGCATATAGCTAAGAAAAAGTATCCATTGTTTATACATAATAACTGTGGAGTTAAACTAATCTCTCAAGGCGAGAGTATATGGACAGCCCATAGACGCGGAGTAGCTAAAACCGAACATCGGGATTATCTAGAAAGCGTACTAGAAGATGTCCAATATGAACAAACTAAATTAAGTATCTAACTATACTTAAATTAACTATGAAAGGAAACTATGGATAATATCGTAGAAATTAAAAAAGCATTAGATGTAATTAAACCTATATTAAATGCTGCAGAAATTAATAAACTTAATTCAATGATTGAGAATGCAATAACTGCATATCATGAAGGGTTAGTTGATTCAAAGATAGCTAATGACTTAGACGTACTAGGTATTACAGCGGCTAAGTTTATCTTTGATAATGCTGACTTTTAATTAAAAGACTGCGTCTGTGTCTGTCTCCCCTTGGCAGACACATTCGCTGTGTAAAAACTATGTA